ACATATGGTATAGTGTAGTCTGTTATGTCAAGTTATATAGACCTTAAATTTATTACAAATATTTCAAGTAGATTAGGTCAGTTTAAGAAAAAGACTGATTACCTATTCAACTTTAGGTGTCCACATTGTGGAGACTCACAAAAGTCCAAGACAAAGGCAAGAGCATATTTTTACAGAGTTAAAAATGATATGTTCTTCAAGTGTCATAATTGTGGACAAGGCCAAAGTTTGGCTAATTTTATTAAGTATATTGACCCTAAAATGTATGAACAATACCTTTTAGAAAGATATAAGAAATCGGCACCAGCGACACCGAAACCAGAGTTTAAATTTGAACCTGTAAAGTTTAAAGAAAAGACTCTGTTAGATAAGTTGAAAAAGATAAGTGATCTTACGCCAGATCACCCTGCTAGATTATATTGTATAGATAGAAAGATACCTGAAAAGTTTTTTGATGTATTGTATCTATCTGAAAAGTTTATGACTTTAGTAAACGAGGTAAAACCTAATACTTACAAAGTTTACAAAGATCATCCTAGGTTGATTATACCTTTTTACGATACAACAGGCAAAGTCTTTGCCTTTCAAGGTCGTGCCTTTGGTAATGAACAACCAAAATATTTAACAATTAAGTTAGACGAGAATAAACAGAAAGTCTATGGTTTAGAACGTGTCAATTTTACTCAACATATTCATATTGTTGAAGGCCCTATTGATAGTCTATTTGTTGATAATTGTTTAGCGGCTGGTGGAGCGGATTTATTTTTAAAAAATAAAATTCCTAACGATCAGATCACATATATATTTGACAACGAACCTCGTAATAAAGAGATCGTTGATAGAATGTATAAAGTGATAGAACAAGATTATAATGTAGTGGTGTGGCCAGATGATATTCAACTGAAAGATGTAAACGATATTATCAAGTCTGGAACAACTCAAAAAGAATTAAAAGATATTATAAGTAATAACACTTACTCCAAGTTAAGTGCTATGACGAAATTGAATTACTGGAAAAAAATATAGATAGGGGCAATATGGTAGAAACACAAATAATAAATGTAATAAAAAGAGGAACAAGAGGAAAAGAACCCTTAAATATAGAAAAGATACACGACATGGTGGAGTATGCCGTAGAAGATATAAAAGGTGTATCATCATCTCAGGTAGAGATGACAAGTGGTCTACAATTTTATGATGGTATGACTACAGATGAAATTCAACAAATACTAATTAAGTCAGCAGCTGATTTAATATCACTAGAAAATCCAAACTATCAATATGTGGCTGCTAGATTATTATTATACTCACTAAGAAAACAAGTAATAGACAAACTATGGGATCACCCACACATTTACGAACATGTACAAAAAGGTGTAGAAAAGAAAGTCTATGATGAAAATATTTTAAAGTGGTATGATAAAAAAGATTTTGATAGAATGGAAAACTGGATCAACCATGAAAGAGATTATACTTTCACGTATGCCGGTTTAAGACAAGTTATTGACAAGTACCTAGTACAAGACAGATCAAATGGTGAGGTGTTTGAAACACCACAATTTATGTACATGATGATAGCTGCTACAGTGTTTGCTCAATATCCAAAAACAAAAAGGATGAGTTATGTTAAAAAATATTATGACGCCATTTCACAATTTAAAATTAATATACCGACGCCTGTTATGGCCGGTGTTAGAACGCCTATTAGACAGTATGCTAGTTGTGTGTTGGTTGATGTGGATGATACTTTGGGGAGTATTTTTAGTAGCGATATGGCTATTGGAAGGTATGTTGCTCAAAGGGCTGGCATTGGTATCAACGCTGGTAGAATACGAGGCATTAATGCGAGGATACGAGGGGGTGAGGTTCAACACACCGGCGTTATTCCTTTCCTTAAAAAGTTTGAGGCAACAGTTAAGTGCTGTACTCAAAACGGAGTACGGGGCGGTAGTGCTACTGTTCACTTCCCTATTTGGCACCAAGAAATAGAGGACATTGTTGTTCTAAAAAACAATAAAGGTACCGAAGATAACAGAGTTAGAAAATTAGATTACTCTATTCAAATATCAAAACTATTTTATGAAAGATTTATACAAGAAGAAGAAATAACTTTATTTTCACCACATGAAGTGCCTGAATTGTATGAGGCATGGGGTACACCAGAGTTTGATGATCTGTATGAAAGAGCAGAAAGAAAAACTAGTGTTAAGAAAAAGAAAGTATCAGCACAAGTATTATTTGGTGACATACTAAAAGAAAGAGCAGAAACAGGTCGTATCTATATTATGAATATAGACCACTGTAATTCTCACTCATCATTTAAAGACTTAATTAGAATGTCAAACTTATGTCAGGAGATTACATTACCTACTGACCCTATTGACCACATAGACGGAGATGGTGAGGTTGCCTTATGTATATTATCTGCTATCAATGTAGGCACTATAGACAAAAGAGATGAACTAGAAAACTTATGTGATCTAGCAGTAAGAAGTTTAGATGAAATTATAGATCATCAACAATATCCTGTAAGGGCTGCTGAAATATCTACAAAGGCAAGAAGAAGTTTAGGCATAGGTTATATTGGCCTTGCTCACTATCTTGCTAAAAAAGGATATAACTATGATCAAAAATTAGCATGGCGTCAAGTTGATAAACTTACAGAGGCGTTTCAATATTATCTATTAAAGGCAAGTAATGAAGTGGCAAAAGAAAAAGGCCCTTGTGATTACTTCCACAAAACAAAATATTCCGATGGTATCTTACCTATAGACACTTACAAAAAAGAGGTAGACGAGATTGTAAATCGTAATCTAACCTATGATTGGGAGAGTTTAAGGAAAGAAATCAAAGAGTCGGGTCTACGACATAGCACTTTATCGGCTCAAATGCCATCAGAATCCTCTAGTGTGGTATCTAATGCTACAAACGGCATAGAACCACCTAGAGATTATTTAAGTGTTAAGAAAAGTAAAAAAGGTCCACTAAAACAAGTTGTGCCTGACTATAAAAGATTAAAGAACAACTATACTTTATTATGGGACATGAAATCAAATGAGGGTTATATTAATGTTGTTGCCGTAATGCAAAAATATTTTGATCAGGCCATATCTGGTAACTGGTCATATAATCCAGAAAACTACGAAGATAATCAAGTACCTGTTTCTGTTATGGCACAGGACTTATTAACGACATATAGACTAGGTTGGAAAACATCTTATTATCAAAATACATATGACGCTAAAAAAGATGTAGATGAGCCAGCACACCCTATTGGTTTTGTTGATAACGTACCTGAAGATAAGCCACAAATAGAAGACGAGGAAAACTGTGATAGTTGTACAATATAGGAGAGATTATGAATTTTGTAGCAAACTTACCTTATACAAAAGTCTTTATTAAAAAAGAATATCTACATGATTTAGAAAAAGGTCATGGTGAATTTGTTGAGGGTGTATTGATATCTGTTAAATCCATACAAGGTCGTGCCTTATATTTTGAGGCATATCTACCAGATTATGGTGCTTGTTTTGATAAGTTTCCTTTATGTGCTTTTACATGGAAGACAGATATAAAACAAGAAGAACAACTTAAATTAGGTGAACTTTGTTTATGGGATAGTTTTTCTTATGATATACAAGTTTGGTCTAAAAGATTATTAAAGAACTGTGATGTACAAATAATGTTAAAAGGTGGTAAAAGAATGAAAGGTGAATATCTGTTCACAATTGACGCTTGCCATAGTGATTCAAATATTATAAATACAACAGTTGCTGAAGTACCAAGTGAACATAAACAACACAACTTTGGTAAACTAGATAATGGACAATTTTTTGCCCAGCCTAACAATAGAATGTTATGGTTTGAACAATCACTAACGCCGAAAGAGTTAAAGAAACCTGACTTTCAGGTGTCTAGTAGATACTTTTTCTGTGAACAGGAAGAAAAGTGGGCATTTGGTGATAGTAATGATTATTTTTACGAAGACGAACAAAGAAACAATAATGAGGACAAGGATTACAAATAAATGGCAAAATCAGTATTAAATCTAAGTAAAGGCGTTGACGCTACAAAACAACCTATGTTTTTTGGGCCAGATTTACAAATACAGAGATACGATAATATGAAGTATCCTATATTTGATAAACTAAACCAACAACAATTAGGTTACTTTTGGAGACCTGAAGAAGTATCTTTACAAAAAGATAGAAACGATTACCTTGATTTAAGAGATGAACAAAAGTTTATCTTTACTTCTAACTTAAAGTATCAAACTATGTTAGATAGTGTACAAGGTAGAGGTCCATGTTTGGCCTTTTTACCTTTTGTTTCTTTACCTGAAGTAGAGGGTTGTATAGTTACATGGGATTTTATGGAAACAATCCACAGTAGAAGTTATACATACATTATAAAAAATTTATATTCACAACCAAGTGATGTGTTTGATACTATTATAGAAGACGATAAGATTAAAAAAAGAGCTGCTAGTGTAACAAAAACTTATGATGACTTAATTAAAATGGGTTACCAGTGGACACTAACACCTGATAAGGTTGATTTGTACGAACTTAAAAAGAAACTATATCTTGCTATGGTATCAGTAAACATATTAGAAGGCTTAAGATTTTATGTATCTTTTGCTTGTAGTTTTGCCTTTGGTGAACTAAAGAAACTAGAAGGCTCTGCTAAGATTATATCTTTTATTGCTAGAGATGAAAGTCAACACTTGGCTATGTCACAAAGAATTATTAATAACTGGAAAGATTACGAAAACGATAAAGATTTTACAAAGATTATAAAAGAAACTGAAAAGGAAGTTTACAAAATGTATGATGAGGCAGTACAGGAAGAGAAACGTTGGGCGACATATCTATTCTCAAAAGGTAGTATGATAGGTTTATCAGAAAAACTATTACATCAATTTGTAGAGTATATGGCAAATAGAAGAATGAAAGGTATACAACTAACACCTGCTTACGATCAGAAAACAAATCCACTACCATGGGTTGATCATTGGTTAAACAGTAGATCAACACAAAATGCTCCACAAGAAACAGAGATTGAATCTTATGTTATCGGTGGTATTAAACAAGACGTAAAGAAAGATCAGTTTAAATCTTTTAAACTATAATGATAGAAAAACAGCAAAAAACCTGCTCCAGTTGTGAAACTAAATACTTGATACAATGGGACATTGAGGTACAAGACTTACAACCTTTGACTTGTCCTTTTTGTGGACATGAAGTTGAAGAAATTGGAGATGATGAAGATGAAATCTGGTCAAACGAAGCAGACAACGAAGACGATAGTTGGAATTGATTATAGTTTAAACAGTCCTGCCATATGTGTAACAACAGGTGGTGGTACTTCATTTAGTGATTGTAATTTTTATTACCTAACAAGTAAGAAAAAATACATTGGCAAAATGTACGAAAATATTATTGGTTATGAACACAAAGAAAATAATGGACCTATTGACAGATTTAAAAACTTATCAGATTGGGTGTTACATATTCTGGACACACTTCACAAAAAACAAACAGACAAAAAAGTTTTCATTGAGGGTTACTCTTATGGTTCAAAAGGCCAAGCAATATTTCAAATTGCTGAGAACGGTGGTATTCTTAAATACAGACTACAAAAAAGGTATGAATGTAGAACGATTGTACCAAGTGTTATTAAGAAGTTTGCCACAGGCAAAGGTAATGCTGACAAAGAAAAGATGTATGATCAATTTAAACTTACACAAGGTGTTGATTTAATGAAAGTATTTGATCAACAAAAATTAAATAATCCAATAACTGATATTATAGATAGTTATTATATAATGAGAGCAGGACATGAAGATAGCATTAGTAACAACATTTAATAAAAGATTATACGATTATTACGCTCACAGATTTATAGAGAGTTATAATTGGCCATTTGATCTATACGTATACCACGAGGGTTGGCACCCACCAAAAGAGGGTATATTCTTTAGAGATATAAACAAATACAATCCAGAATTACAAGAGTTTATTGATAGAAATAAACCAAAGAATGTTGATAGTCAATATGAAAAACACAAAGAAGCTACAACTGATTATAAGATGGATGCCATACGATTTGCTTACAAAATATTTGCTAAGACACATTTAATGCTTGATTGTGATTATGATTATGTATTTTGGGCTGACGCTGATATTGTATTTAAGAAAGCCATCTCAGAGAGAGATGTGATTAGAAAGCTTTTACCAGAGGGAAATGCCATATCATTTATAGATAGACCTAGTTATTACAGTGAATGTGGTTTTGTAGGTTATAATCTAAAAGAACCTATTACAAAAAGCTTTATATATAATTTAAGAAGGTACTATACAAAAGATTTGTTATTCAAAGAACGAGAATGGCACGACAGTTATGTGTGGGATTGTGTAAGAAAAAAATATCTACACGGTATAAAAACTCACAATCTAGCACCTAATATAAACAATGTTGGTAACCCTTGGCCTGACACTTATATGGCCGAGTATTGTGACCACTATAAAGGTAAAAGAAGAAAAGATGCAGGAGAAATGTTGACATGAGTATGAAAGCAGGAAAAATATGGGGTCAAACAGAATTGATCCATGCCAATGGCGTTTTAGAGTTTCATAGAATTGAATACAAAAAAGATGTGGCTTGTTCAGTACACAAACACGAATTTAAATGGAACGGTTTCTTTGTAGAGTCAGGTAAGATGATGGTCAAAGTATGGCAAAATGATTATGATTTAGTTGACGAAACAATATTAAATGCTGGTGATTTTATGAGAGTAAAACCAGGTGTATATCATCAATTTATAGGATTGGAAGATGGTGTGGCATTTGAGTTATATTGGGCAGAGTTTGATCATAATGATATTAAAAGAAAATCAGTAGGACAGAAAGTAAATCAATGATAAGAGTTTTTATAGGATATGATGACAATGAAAAGGTAGCTTTTAGCACCTTATCTCATAGTTTACTAAAACATAGTACACAACCTTTGGCTATTACACCAATTAGATTACAAAATATAAAAGATATATTTGTTAGAGAAAGATTACCAATACAATCTACAGAGTTTGCCTTTAGTAGATTTATTGTACCTTATCTATGTAACTATTCTGGTCATGCCATCTTTATGGATTGTGATATGTTGGCTCGTGGTGATATATCAAATTTATGGCGACAGAGAACAACAAAGTATGCCGTACAATGTGTACAACATGATTACACACCAACTAGCACAATTAAGTTTATGAATCAACCACAAACACCATATCCTAAAAAGAACTGGTCAAGTATGATGATTTTTAACAATGCCATGTGTAGAACACTTACACCTGATTATGTAAACAGTGCCACAGGTTTAGAACTACACCAATTTAAATGGTTAGAAAGTGAAGAACTAATTGGCCATATAGATGTAGAATGGAATCATTTGGTGGGTGAGTATGAATATAATCACAATGCTAAACTAGTCCATTATACAGAGGGTGGTCCATACTTTAAAAATTATAAAGATTGTCACTATGCTGATGAATGGTTTGAAACATATAAGGATACAACTCAAATAGATTTATAATGAATACAATAGGTGTTTATACATTAACAACCACACCAGCTGGATATAAAGCAGATTTAGTGAAGGCATTTGCTAAAGGTGTAGGTAAATTAGCCAACGACAAATGGCGAGCAGATTTAGTACCAGATGATCAAGTTAAAAACGGTTACTCACATGTATTTTGTTTTAACTTTCAAAGAACCATGCCCGCCAAAGAAAATAGAACTGGTCTAATATTAAGAAGACGCCTTATAGAAAGATACGAACCAGAGGGTAAGATATGGTATTTTGATAGTAACATTTTAGGCACATATGAAAAGAAAAGACAAGATATAAAAGGTTCGTTTGTAAGAATTGCTTATGGTAAAGTTTATCCTAATGAAACAAATTACCTTAATGATAATCCTAAATCAGAAAAATGGGATTATATGAAAAGAGAATGTGACATAGAAATAAAACCATATAAAAGAAAAGGTGATAAAATTTATATATGTTGTAATAGAGGTAGTGGTGGTTATTCAGGCCATGGTGTAAACGCTGCTGAATGGGCTATAGAAACGGCACAAAAGTTAAGACAACATACGGACAGACCAATTGTAGTAAGAACTCATAGTGGAATGGGTCACCCTACAGCAGCTGAAGATATTAAAAAATTATATGAGGCAAAAAATCACATAAACAATTTTGACATACACTCACCAGGTACTAATTATCCTGACCTAGTACAAGAGGTAAAAGATAGTTATGCTGTTGTTATATTTACATCATCATCTGGAGCACCAGCAATTATAGAAGGCAAGCCATTGTTTGTTACACACCCTACAGGTTATCTAACACCAATGAATGCTGGCGAGTTATCAGACATTGAAAATCCTAATTATGATTTAGATAGAGATAAGTTTTTACATGGCCTAGGAGAGGCACATTGGACTTTAGAACAAATAGAAAACGGAGATTACTTCAAAAAATTTATAGAGAGGCAAAATGATTAGAGCAGTAGATTGGTCTACAGAAAAAGCAGACGAAAGAGAAAAAAAAGGTAAAAATAGAACAGACCCTTACATAGCCGCTTGTGCTCAAGGTATACCTGATTGTGAATATGTTAGATCGGAAAGATTAGATTTAGATAAAGATAAATCACCTTGTATTTTTAGAGGTCTTGGTAAGTCACCACTTATACATGAGTGTATAGAAAAAGGTATAGACTTTTATTATATTGACACAGGTTATTTTGGTAATTTTGCAACTAAAAAATGGCATAGAATTTCTAAAAACAATTTACAAACTTTAAATACCATAGATACTGATAAAATTTACAAAAAATTATTTGGCCCTACTTACAATGTAAAATATAAAATAGACCCTAAGATAGAAGTACCTAGGACCTTTCATCATAAAGAGCAACATATTTTTCAACAACGATTTGATAAAATGGGTTTAGGTTACAGAGAAAATCAAATATACACAAGACGAGCAAGAACAAATAGAATATTATTAGTGCCACCTAGTCAAAAAGTATTTAATCATTTTGGTGGTAGTGCTGAAGAATGGACTAAAAACTTTTTAAAAGAGTCAAAAAAACATACGAATAGAGAAATTATATTAAGACCAAAAGCAAGTAGAAGTGACAGACAATCCTTTTCTTTACAAGATCAACTAGTAACAGAAAACTTTGACTCGCTAATTACTTTTAATAGTATAGCTTCTATAGAGGCAATACTAAAAGGTTTCCCAGCCACAACTTTAGGTCCTAATGCTGGTAGTTGTTTATCTAATAACTTTATAGAAAACATAGATAATCCAAAATATCCACATGAATTAAAAATAAGGGAACACATGTTTTACCTATCATTATGTCAATTTACACCAGATGAAATGGCAAATGGTTGGGCGTTTAAAGTAATTAATCAATTACAAGGTGACCAAAAACCTAATAACTTTAAATTAGGACCTCATAGAGCCACATTATATTAATGAACATAAAATTTTTATTACCAAAAGCCAGAGCCTTTGTTGAAAAAGGTGAACCACCTAAAAGAGCGTCACAAAGATTTAGAGGCATAGTACCACTAAAATATATGTTGCCAACAGATGGTTATATTGATAGTGTTGATGAGGCTACAAAAGATGATATTGTAATAGTTGCTAAAGCAGCTAGTATAGAAGATATGATGTATCTAAAAGATAAAGGTATAAAATTTGTATTTGACGTTTGTGATGATAAGTGGCGATTAGGTAGAGATCATAGAAGCAATACAAAGATTATGAATACTGGTTGTAAACTTGCCGATTACATCACTACAACTTGTGAAAAATTAGAACATAAAATATATATGGAATGTGGCAGACATGCTCATATTATAGATGACCCTTATGAAAGGGATATAGAACCAGTTAAGTTTGAGCCAGGTAAACATTTAAACTTTTGTTATTTTGGTGGTCGTAAAAGTTTTTCAATGGTAAATTGGGAAGAATTATTTGCCATACTTAATTCTATGAAAATAGAATATACAGTACATGCCATAACTCAAAAATATGAGTACGCTGTTCAAAGATTAACACGACTTGGTCAATTCTTAAATAAACACGATAGATTAAAAATGTATGAATGGGATTATGAACTACAGGCTAAACTTGTAAGAGAATGTGATTTTGTGATAATGCCTATATCTAATACTAATCCTGAAAGAGTGTATGCTAAAAGTCCTAATAGAGTTATAGATAGTATAGCACAAGGCAGATATGTTATTACTACACACGGTGTAATTAGTTATGATAACTATGTTAAATTTATAGGTATGGGTTCTATGAAAAGAAATATATTGTGGGCGTTAGACAATCCTAAATCTGTTATAAGTAAGATAGAAGATGGACAAAAGTATATACAAAAACATCACTCACCAAGAGTGATAGCAAAACAATGGATGAGTTTGAGGGACAAAGTATGAAAAGAATATTATTAACAGGTGGTGCTGGCTTTATAGCACATCATACTATTAGACATTTATTACAAAATACAGATTGGGAAATAGTATCATTAGATAGACTTGATTACTCTGGTAATTTAAATAGAATATCAGACATGATGACAGAGTTTTCACCTGAAACACAAAAGAGATTAAGAATAGTACACCACGATTTAAGAGCAGAGGTAAACGAGATGTTACAGGCAGATTTAGGTCAGTTTGATTACATTGTACACATGGCTGCCTCATCACACGTTGATAGATCAATAGAAGACCCCATGTGTTTTGTTATGGACAATGTGGTTGCTACATGTAATATATTAAACTTTGGTCGTAAACAAAAGAAACTAGAAAGATTTATTTACTTCTCTACAGATGAAGTGTTTGGCCCAGCACCTCACGGAGTAAATTATAAAGAAAGAGATAGATACAATTCTACTAATCCATACTCGGCAACAAAAGCAGGTGGTGAAGAATTGGCTGTTGCTTTTGAAAATAGTTATGGTATGCCCATATACATTACCCATACAATGAATGTATTTGGTGAAAGACAACACCCCGAAAAGTTTATACCAATGGTTATTAGAAAAGCAAGAGATGGTGAGTCCGTAACAATACATAGTGACGAAAGTAAAACTATACCAGGTAGCAGACATTATATTCACGCTAAAGATGTGGCAGATGGCTGTCTATTCTTACTAAACAATCAGGATAAGATAGACGCCATGCCAAAAGATTTTGGTGGTGCTAAGTGTCCTAAGTTTAATTTAGTAGGACCTGTTGAGTGGGATAACTTACAACTAGCACAAAATATTGCCAAGGCCCAAAACGTAGAACTTAAATATGAAATGGTAGATTTTCATAGTAGTAGACCTGGCCATGATTTAAGATATGCTTTAGATGGTAACTTAATGAAAGAGTTAGGTTGGGAACCTAAAGTGTCAATAGACGAAAGAATAATACAAGTGGTACAATGGACACTAAACAATGAAAGATGGTTAAAAGTATGAAAACGTTTCAACAACTATTTGATGAACACACAGGCGAAAGTATTTTAAAGTGGTCTAATTATGGCCCGATATATGATAGACACTTTGCTGATTACAGAGACCAACCAATAAACATATTAGAGATAGGTGTATTAAAAGGTGGCTCAATGAGATTGTGGGAAAAGTATTTTCCTAAGGCAAATATATATGGTATAGATATAGACGAAGAATGTCAACAATATGAATCAAATAGAACTAAAATATTCATAGGCGACCAAGGTGATGTTTCTTTTTTAAGAAACATTAAGGCAAAAATACCTAGAATAGATATTATAATAGATGATGGTAGTCATAGAGCAAAAGATCAAAAGATTACCTTTGAAGAAATGTATTACCATTTAAAAACACCTGGTGTGTATCTAATAGAAGATATAGAACTAAACTATTGGAAGAATAAAGACTTAAATAGTCCTGATAATTTTATGACACATATGAAGAATAAGATTGATGAGTTAAATATTAGAAAAACAATGCCTGCTAAAATTGCTCAATCATATCCTTTTAAAGACACAGAGGTAAGATTTACAAATTCAACAAACAATATATCTTTTTATGACAA